GTATGTAATCAACAGAACAATGGAGTTGTCCGCGTTTTTCCAGTCGGGGATCGTGGTAAACAGCCCGGAATTTGATACGCTTGCATCCGAAGCGGCAAGAACACACAACATGCCGTTTTTTGAGGATTTACAGGGAGAATCCGAAGCAATCCTTGAAGACGTAAAAATGACACCGAAGAAAATTGGCTCCAACAAGGATGTATCTACAACCATCCTCCGTCAGAATATGTGGGGAGCAAGTAATCTTTCTGCAGCACTGGCAGGAGCAGATCCGATGAAAGCGATCGGTGATCTGGTAGCTGGTTACTGGGCGAGAGATATGCAGAAAGAGTTGATCGCGATCCTGTCCGGTGTGTTTGGAACCACTACCGCAGGAGATAGTGGAACACCGGCGGCAGAGACCAGAATGGCGGATCATATCCTTGATCTGACTATTGGAAAGACGGATGCCGCAAAGCAGATCAGCGCATCTGCATTTATCGATGCGTGCCAGCTTCTTGGTGATGCACAGGCGCAGTTATCCGGCGTAGCAATGCACTCTGCGACCAAGTCTTATCTGAAAAAACTGAACCTGATTGAGACCGAGCGTGATTCTACTGACGTGGAATTTGATACATACCAGGGCAGACGCGTGACCGTGGATGATGGTTGCCCGGTGGATGCTAAAAATGGTGTGTATACCACATATCTGTTTGGAAATGGAGCAATCGCATATGGAAATGGTTCTCCGGTCGGTCATGTAGCAACAGAGGTTGATCGTGACAAACAGACCGGTGGTGGTATTGATTATCTGATTAACCGTAGAGCGTTTATCCTGCATCCGAGAGGAATCGCATACACCGGAGCAAAGCGTGAACATGTGGAGACACCAACGAGAGCAGAGCTTGCAATGGCAGAGAACTGGAATCCGGTATACGAGCCAAAGCAGCTTAGAATCGTAGCGATCAAGCACAAGATCGGGTAGCCTATGGATCTGGCAAAGTTAAAGGCACTCCTTGGAATTGAGGATGATTCCAAGGATCCGGTGCTTGAATTTGTCATTGAGGATGTGGAGGAAACCATCAAGAACTATTGTCATGTGGGGGAAATGCCGGCTGGACTGGTGAATACCGGCTACCGCATGGCGATGGATCTGTACCGGAATGAAAATATCGGGAGTGAGACGGGAGCCGTTGGCTCGGTTTCCTCTATTTCCGAGGGTGATACATCTACATCATTCCGGCAGTATGTGGATGATAATTTCAAGGATACAGTGCTGAAAAATTATAAGTCCTCATTGAACCGATACAGAAAGGTGGCATGGAAATGATCGCGGATGCAATCAAACAGGCACAGACACTTGCAAGGAAAGCGCAGGAAGCCACATACGATGGTAGATGTACCGTTATGGAGCGTCAGAAAGTAAAGGATCCCAAAACAAAGATTACCACGGAAAAAGAGGTTGCGGTACTGGAAGATGAACCGTGCCGACTGTCATATTCCAGCGTCAGTGCTGTGGATCAGACGGAATCGGCGGCAAAGACCGCACAGGTCACAAAGCTGTTTTTATCCCCGGATGTACAGATCAAACCGGGAGCCAAGATCATGGTGACACAGGCTGGCGCGGTACGAACTTTTGAATGCAGCGGCGTGGCAGCAGTCTATCCGACACATCAGGAAATCGTGCTGAAATTAGCGGAGAGGTATGCATAATGGCAAGGATGGGAAAATTTGACGCAAAAGGGATTGAAAAGTTTCAGAAACAGATGCAGAAATTGCAGGATCCAAATGCGTTTGTAGAAGCCTGCGCAAGAGAACTTGCGGCGCGGCTGCTACGCATGGTTGTAAAAAGAACGCCAGTCGGTCAATATCCGGCGGGATCGGGAAAGACCGGAGGAACACTTCGCCGTGGATGGACCGCATCCAAAGGTGCATCTGCCAAGGGATATGCCGATTCCATGACAATAACGCATTCTGGAGATGTGTATACGGTTGAGATTGTAAACCCGGTTGAGTATGCCAGCTATGTTGAGTACGGACACAGAACCGCAAATCATAAAGGCTGGGTAAAAGGACGATTTATGATGACGATATCCGAACAGGAATTGCAAGGTATGGCACCGGGAATCCTTGAAAAGAAGATTGAAAAGTATTTTGGAGATATCATGAAATGATAAATGAAATTATAGCGGCGATCAGCGTTGCCCTGGATGCGGAGTTCGGGGATGAATATGAAATTTATATGGAAGAGATCAAGCAGGACTTAAAAGAGCCCTGTTTTTTTGTGCAGTGCATCAACCCGACAACGAAGCTGTTCCGGGGAGAACGATATTTTCAGAGCAATCCATGCTGTATTCAGTATTTCCCGAAGTCAGAGGAAATACAGCGGGAGTGCAATGAGGTTGCCGAGCGCATGACATGGTGTCTGGAATATATCACAGTAGACGGTGATCCGATGCGCGGCACACAAATGCATGCAGAGGTAGTCGATGGTAATTTGAATTTCTTTGTAAATTATGATTGCTTCCTTTACCGGAAAAAGGCGCCGGGAGAAGCAATGGAGACAGTCGGTGTTGATCCGAGGGTGAAAGGATAGGTGATGATTGTGCCAAGAGCGGCAGGAAATCCGGCAAGAGCGAAAAAACCGAAACAGCCGGTGAAATATACCAAAGCGCAGATCTTAGCGGCGAAGAAATATAGAAACCGCAGGGATCTGCTCGGAGTGCTGCTGGTCGATGACCGGGAGTATGAATTGGAAGAAGTGGAACAGGTAATGAGTGAATTTTTGGAAGGAAAGGTGAAATAGAATGGCATTAGGTGGTGGAACATGGACATCACAGGATAAGGTACTGCCGGGATCCTACATCAATTTTGTAAGCGCGGACAAGGCGGGAATCACGCTGTCCGATCGTGGTGTATGCGCAATCCCGATGGAACTTGACTGGGGAAAAGACGGCGAAGTAATCAAAGTCAATGCAGAAGACGTAAGGAATGCTTCTTACCGTGTTTTCGGGCATGATTATACGGATGAGGAGATGCTGCCGATCCGCGAGGTATTCCGGCACGCAAAAACGCTGTATATTTACCGGCTGAACAGCGGCGAAAAGGCGGCAAACGATTATGCTACGGCAAATTGCAGTGGGGCGCGTGGCAATGATCTGAAAATTGCAATTACCGCGAATGTAGACGAACCGAGCAAATTTGACGTGGTTACATATCTTGGCACAGTGAAAATGGACACGCAGACAGTAGAAAAGGCTGCGGATCTGAAGGCGAATGACTATGTTACGTTTAAGGGAAATGCGACACTGGAAGCAGCCGCGGGTGTGCCGCTTACGGGCGGAACCAATGGTGATGTCACCGGGGATACGCATCAGAAAGCATTGGATGCGTTGGAAGCGTACGCGTTTAACGCTCTTGGCTGTCCGTCATCGGATAACAAGGTAAAGGCACTGTATGTGGCGTATAGCAAACGTATGAGGGATGAAGTCGGCGTTAAGTTTCAGACGATCGTATATGATACGGCGGCGGACTATATCGGCGTAATCAATCTGAAAAGCAAAGTCACAGGTGAGAAAGAACAGGATCTTGTATACTGGCTGACCGGTGCGGAAGCCGGATGCGCGGTGAACCGGTCCGTAACCAATATGAAATATGATGGTGAGTACATGGTGGATACGCCGCTGACACAGTATGAACTCAAAACGGCGGTCAAGAACGGCGAGCTGGTATTCCATAAGGTTGGCAATGAAATCCATGTATTGGAGGATATCAACTCTTTTGTGACACTGACCAGTGAAATGGGAGCTGATTTCCAGCTGAACCAGGTGATCCGGGTACTGGATCAGGTCGGTAATGACATTGCATCCATGTTTAATACAAAGTATCTCGGGAAGATCCAGAACGACAATTCCGGTCGCATCAGCTTCTGGAATGATGTAGTGTCTTTCTTTTCAAAGATGCAGGACATCGGTGCGATCGAGAATTTTGACAGCGGAGAAGTGGTTGTTGCCAATGGAGAGGATAAGCGATCTGTACTTGTGACAACCAACTGCCAGCCGGTGTGCGCGATGGAAAAGCTGTATATGACAGTTACCGTGGAATAAGAGAGAGGAGTGAAATAAAAAATGGGCAATGTAACCATGAAAGCAAAGGACACTCTTGCCGCTGCACTGGCGGAGTGTTTTGTTACGATCGGAGATCGCCGGTATAATTTCATGCAGGCGATCAACCTTGAAGCGAAATTTGAGAAAAACAAGACCGAGGTTCCAATCCTCGGCAAGACCGGAAAAGGAAATAAGGCAACCGGCTGGAAAGGAACCGGTTCCTGTACGGCACATTACAACACCAGTATTTTCCGGCAGATGATGTTGGATTACAAAAACACCGGTGAGGATGTGTATTTTGATATCCAGATCACGAACGAAGATAAGACCAGTGGAGCCGGGCGGCAGACGATCATCTTAAAGGACTGCAATATCGATGGCGGTATTCTGGCGAAGTTTGACGCTGACGCAGACTACCTGGATGAAGATATGGACTTTACCTTTGAAGATTTTGAGATGCCGGAAGCATTCTCGAATCTGGAGGGATTTCTGACGAATTAGGAGAGTCTCCCCGCGTTTTCAGTGGGGAGAGCACATGTGTCTGGATTTTGAAGCTGGAATAATGACTTCTTGACTGGTGTGTGTTATAATTTCTTTATATCAACAGTTGAGGAGGAGATATTATGTTTTGGTTGATTTGTTTATGTTTTTCAGCATTTTGTACCATAGGAGGGGTTATATCTTGTATATCCGAGGGAAATCCAGAAATAATGTTAGGTGTAGCTGTATTTGCTATATTTGATATTATTTTCTATAAAAAGTATCATGATAAGAAAACAGGAAAAACAGCAGAAAAAAAACAGGCAAAAAGAGAATCCAAAGAAGTAGCAGAGAAGACTATATATGGAAATCACCAGGCGGGGCTTCCGCTTGCACAGAATGCACCGTGTACGATCATTGCAGAAAGTGACTGTTTTAAATTCGTAGGAGGTGGAAATAGTTTTGAGTTGAATCGAAGTAAGATAACAGATATATCTGTAAAAACAGATGTTGAGATTCAGAAGCAATATGTTTCAAGTGCGGGAGGAGCAATCGCGGGTGGAATGGTTTTCGGACCTCTTGGAGCGATTGTTGGAGGTCGCGTAAAAGAGAAAAAGACGCGAGAATTTACCTATTATCTCATTTTTACATACCGTTCCGATGCGGAAATAAGTTATATCAGTTTCGAAATATGGTATAGTATGGGCGTGATAAAAAAGATAGAAGAATGGAGAAAAGAACTGTTGGGAAATGTTCAACAGGCTGACGCAATACAATTATAGCGAGTACCCGCTTACAGAAGTAGGCGGGTATTTTTGTACCCTAAAATTGGAAAGAGAGGATAATATAATGTCAAATTTTACAAGATTCATGAAACAGAACAAGAAAGTGAGAGCAAATGAGAAGTATGCACCGACCAAAAGCTTGACGGATGAAAAAGGAGATCCGTTGGAATTTGAATTTCGCCACATTACATCAAAAGAAAATGAAGATCTGCGGGATTCCTGCACAGTAGATGTTCCGGTAAAAGGAAAACCAAACATGTTTCGCCCGAGATTTAACCCATCTAGTTACATGACGAAACTGGTTGCTGCATCCATTGTGGTACCGGATCTTTACAACAAGGAGTTGCAGGATTCTTACGGCGTTATGTCACCGGAAGACTTGCTTCTTGCACTGGTAGATGATCCTGGAGAATACAACGCATTGGAAGAGTGGGTGCAGAAATTCCAGGGATTTGACAAGACACTGGACGATAAGGTGGAAGAGGTAAAAAACTAATTGAGGAAGGGGATAGCGAGTTTAACTATGCTCACTATGCCCTTCAAAAATTACATATTCTTCCGTCTGTATTTGCCGCAATGGATGAGCAGGAAAAAGCGTTCTTGATAGCATCTATACAGGTTAGGATCGAAAAGGAAAAAGAGGAAGCAAAGAAAGCCAAGGCAAAAGCAAGAAAGAAAGGCAGGTGATGGCATGGCGTCAATTATGACCGCAATAGAATTACAGGATCGATTTAGCAGTGTATTGTATGGAGTAATCGATACAGTAAACATCGCGATCAGTTCTATGTATGATATGTCAGAAGCAATGAATACAGGAATTGACACATCGGCATTACAGGCGGCACAGGACAGGATTGTTCAAACAACAGCGGCTCTCGACAGAATGAATGCAGCGATGGAAGAACCAAACGGATCACTTCCTATTGGACAGGAAATGGAAGATGTGCATCAGCAGATAAACAATAATATAGAAGCACAAAATCGATTCAATGATACGATAGCAGATTGCCATTCCAAAGTGGTGCAGGTAGACAGTGGATTTAAAGGTTGGGAAAAGGCTGTTGTTGTAGCTAATAATGCTCTTGGCTTGGTAAAAAACGTGCTTGGAGATGCGGGCGTTATGGATATGAGTGGAGCCTTTGGACGAATCGATACGATGAACCGCTTTCAAAAAACGATAACGACCATGACCGGGGATGCCGGGCTGGCAGAAGCTGCGCTGGCAAAGCTGAAAGACGTAACGGTTGGAACTGCATATGGATTGGATGTTGCAAGTAAAGCAACACAGGGATTTATCACGCGTGGAATGTCCCTCGGAGCGGCAACGGAGCAGGTCCGTATCTGGGCGGATGCCGTCAGCTTTTATGGAGAGGGAACGAATGAGCAGCTTGAAAGCGTTGTGGATGCGATCGGTAAGATGTATTCGAAAGGAACGGTTGAAGCCGATCAATTAAGCCGTTTATTTGATGCCGGAATTGGAGCAGCGGAGATTTATGCCAATGCGGTAGGAGAATCTGTTAGTCAAGTACAGGATGATTTAAGTGATGGAACGATATCTGCCGCACAATTCTTGACAGTGGTCAGTCAGGCAATGGATGCTGGCGTATCGAGTGGAGCGGCAAAAACAGCGGGCGATACCTGGGCAACTACCTTTGCCAATGTTGGAGCTGCAATAAACCGTGGTTGGGTCGAAATTATAGAAAAACTGGATGCGGCCTTAGCTTCGCGCGGCCTTCCGAGCACAATGGAAATGGTTCAGATGTTCGGGCAGACAGTAGAGAATACGTTAGATACTGTTGCTGGGTATATGGGAATGGTGGTAGATCTTGCCATGAACATAGGAAATACAATGACAGAAGCGGGAAGCTTTGTGTCGGATAATTGGGGAGTAATAGCACCGATTATATACGGAGTGGTTGCGGCCTTGGCAGCATATGCTTTGATTGCAGGTGTTGTGGCAGTTATAAATGGAGTGTCAGCTGCAGCACAAGCAGTGCATAATGCACAAACGGCAATGGCAACAGGGGCTACATTTGCATATACGGCGTCTCAATATGGATTGAATGCTGCTTTGTTGGCGTGCCCGCTTACATGGATTATATTGCTTATTAGTGCTTTAGTAGTAGTAATAGTGCTGGTGTGTGCGCATATTGCAAAGATGGGTGGCACGGCACAAACAGCGTTTGGAGTATTTTGTGGGGCTGTTAATGTCGGTTTACAATATTTTAAAAATTTTGGATTGGCAATAGCAGATGTGGTGTTGGCAATTTGGAATTCGATTACGGCGATAGCAGGAAATATACCGATTGCATTTCATAATGCATTAGCGGAAGCAAAATCATATTTTTATGGCTTTGAATATGTTGTTGTCAGTATCATAGCAGCCATTGGTGATGCATTAAACAAATTGCCTTTTGTAAGTTTTGATACAAGTGGATTATGGTCTGCGGCAAATGGTTATGCTGCTAAGGCTATGCAAGCAGCAAACAGTAAGCAGGAATATAATAGTATTTCAGATGCCTGGAATGAAGGGAAAAATACATTTGAGGTATTTCAGGATGGATGGGTTCAGGAAGCATATAATAAGGGAGCAAACTGGGGAGATGGAATTTCTGATAAAGTATCGGATAAGATTTCTGGTCTGAAAGATTTCTTCAATCCAAGTGACGGACTTCCAGACAAAGACGATCATCAAAAAGATTATTCATCCATCCTTGGGGATTCCAGTCTTGGCAATATTGCCGGAAACACTGGCGACATCGCGGGAAATACTGGATCATTGGATGATATTGCAGGGAACACCGGAAACACAGCCGAGGATACCGCAAGAATCGCGGATGCGGTAGACATTACAGATGATGATCTGAAGTATCTGCGTGACATTGCGGAGCGGGACATCATCGACCGGACCGTATTTACCAAAGTCGAGGTCAACATGGGCGGCGTAACGAATCAGGTAAACAATATGTCAGATCTGGACGACATTGCAGACCGGCTCAACGGTGTATTGCAGGAACAGATCATGATATCAGCGGAGGGATAGGATGTATAACATTTTTTTGGATCAATTATTGCTTCCGGTGACGCCGGAAGAGATGAAGATCAAGCACAATGGCAGAAATGATACGATTACGCTGATTAATGACGGCGAGGTAAACATATTAAAGACAGGCGGGTTGAAAGAAGTCTCTTTCAACTGCCTGCTCCCAAATGTCAGATACCCATTTGCCATGTACCTGGATGCGTTTCATCCGGCATCTTATTATCTGGATTACTTCAAGGCATACATGGAAAACAAGCAGCCGTTCAATTTTATCGTAACGCGTATGTTTCCAACCGGCAAAATGATAAGTTACACGATCATGCGGTGCGTGATGGAAGATATCACGGAAAAAGAATCTGCGGATAATGGGTTTGATACCACGGCAGAAATAAAGATCAAGGAGTTTAAGCCACATTGCACGAAGCTGTATTCGCTTACGGATGACGGAAAGGTAGTGCCTTATGGATCCACCAGAGAGCATAAACCGAGAAGTGGTGGGAACCTGTCATATACGGTGCAGGAAGGTGATACGCTTTGGAAGATTGCACAGTTTTTTTACGGATCCGGAGCGGAGTATGACAAGATCATGAATGCCAACAACATAACAAAAAATCCCGATCATGCCATATGGCCGGGACTGGTGCTCACAATTCCGTAGGAGGTGAAAGGTGTACACGCTTGAAATTTTAAACCGGGGGACGATCTTTGTCCCCCAGGTAAAGGAAGGTATCAAATGGGAAACGGTGCGGAAGGGATCTCCAGGAAAGTTGGAGTTTACGATTTACGCTGATGTCAATCTTGATATAGATGAGGGAAATCCGGTGCGGTTCCGGGTCTTTGAAAACAAGGTGTGGAATGATGTGTTTTATGGATACATCTTTAAAATGTCTCATCAGAAAAATGAAGAAATGAAAGTCACCTGTTATGACCAGCTGCGGTATTTTAAAAACAAGGACACTTATTCATACAGCGGGATCACGGCGGGGCGGCTTTTGCAACGCATCTGTGATGATTTCCGGCTGAGCTGCGGCAGGATCACAGATACCGGATATGTTATACCGCAACGGATAGAATCCAACAAAACGCTGTTTGATATTATGCAGAATGCGCTTGATCTGACGATGATGAACACGAGACAGGTATATGTGCTGTATGATGATTACGGCAAGATCTGTCTGCAGAATATCGCGGACAGAAAAATGAATCTGATACTGGATGCGGAAACCGGGGAAAATTACGAGTATTCGACATCCATTGACGGAGATACCTATAATCAGGTGAAATTGACCTATGATAATAAGGACACCGGGAAACGTGAAATATACATGACGAAGGATTCTTCTCACATCAACGAATGGGGCGTGTTACAGTATTACGACACTCTAAACGATGGGGAGAACGGCGCAAGCAAAGCGGAAGCACTGCTGAAATATTACAACAAGGTTTCCAGAAACTTTCAGGTGAAAGACGCGTTCGGCGATGTGCGGATACGCGCCGGAACTTATCCGCTGGTCATGTTTTCCGTGAGCAATTACTGGCTGCACAATTTTATGATGGTGGAAAAAGCAACACATACTTTTAACGAGGAAGAACATACAATGACACTCACGCTGTCCGGCGGTGAGTTTATGGAATAGAGGTGATATTTTGGATGCACAACTGATTGACAGCATTAAGACGATCGCAAAAAACTGTATTGAAGAATCTGATCCATGTACATTTTTGTTTGGTACGGTGGAATCAGCGGTACCGTTAAAAATCCGTATTGATGATAAGCTGGTGCTGGATGGGAGCACGCTTGTGATCCCGAGATATCTTACGGATCATGAACAGGAGATTGAAGCAGAGTTTGACACCGAGACCGCGGGAAGTCCGGCACATGAGCATCCGGTAAAACTGGAAAAGAAAAAAATAAAGATCAAGAATGCTTTACAGTCCGGAGAAAAGGTGATTATGGTGCGGCAGCAGGGCGGTCAGAAATACATGGTACTTGACCGATGTGAGGAGGGATAGTGTGATACCGGGTAATCAGTTATCAAACATTGAATATGAGGATCAGCCCTCAAAAACATTTGCAATGCAGGTGGAGAGGCAGGCGGTAAAAGGGAATTGTGATGGGATCCCCGCAGTAAAACAGGCGATCTTCCTTATCTTAAATGTAGAACGGTACCAATGCCCGCTTGTGTCATGGAATTATGGCATACAGCTGGCAGATCTGATCGGGATGCCGACATCATACTGTATTCCGGAACTGAAGCACCGGATTACAGATGCGCTGATGCAGGATGACCGGATCACAAAGGTGTATAATTTCACGTTTGATGTTCCACGGAAAGGCGTGATACACACTACCTTTTCGGTTGATTCGACCGCGGGCACGATCGATGTAGAGAAAGAGGTGACGGTATAGATTGTTTGAGGATAAGACATATGAAAATCTCATGAAAGAGAAACTTGCGCAGGTAAAATCAACGATAGATAAGCGCGAGGGAAGCTTGATTCATTTTGCGTGTGGAGCTAACAGCGCGGAAGCGGCACAGATGTATATTACATTGGAGTGGATGTTCCGGCAGATGTTCGGAGATACGGCGGATCGTGAGTATCTTGCAAAGATTGCGTATGATACCCGAGGGTTGATCCCCGAAGCTGCGACACATGCAGTTCTAAAAGGAAAATTTAATATTGAAGTCAAAAGTGGAATCCGTTTCAGCCTGGATGATCTGAATTATTATGTGTCAGATTTTATCGAGCAGAAAGACGGATTTTTTTATTACCAGATGATCTGTGAGACGTTGGGCGAAGCCGGAAACCGGAACTTCGGGGATATGATCCCGATTGATTATGTTCCGGGGCTTACAACTTGCGAACTGACCGAAGTGCTGATCCCGGGAGAGGATGAAGAAGATACCGAAGTGTTCCGGCAACGATGGAGAGACAGCTTTAATGCGGCGGCATTTGGCGGCAACCGGGCGGACTACCGGGAGAAGATCAAGGCGATTGATGGTGTTGGCGGCGTGAAGTGTTACCGTGCGACCAATGCGGCGGGGGAAAAGGTCGGCGGGTATGTGCGCTGCGTTGTGATCGCATCGGATTATTCCGAGCCATCAACAGTCCTGATCGATAACATCCAGACGATCATCGATCCAGAGCAGAATCATGCCGAGGGAGATGGCCTTGCGCCGATCGGTCATATTGTTACGATTGCCGGCGCTGCGGGTGTAAAAATAAACGTAGTAACGACCATTACATTTGATACCGGATATACGTTTGCGGATATCAAGAGCCGGATCGAAACGGCAGTTGAAACATATCTGCTGTCCCTGCGGCGTGACTGGGAGAATAGTGCTGCGGGTCTGGTGGTCAGGATCAAGCAGATTGAAGCGGCATTATTGGATGTGGAAGGAATTCTGGATGTCGCAGATACGAAATTAAACGGGAAAGCCGAGAATATACAGCTCGGCGTTGATGAGATCCCATTAAGGGGGGAGATCAGTGGATAGACAGTTGCTTGATTATTTGCCGGAGGTCTTGAAAACCTATGCGGAGTTTCGGGAGCTGGCAAGGGTAGAGCAGCCTGCGGTAGCGGAGCTGTGGGATGCCATAGATGATCTGTTTGGCGAAGCGTTCATTACAGATGAGAGTGCTGCCGGTGCTTCCCGGTGGGAGAAGATATTGGAGATTACACCGTTTGATACGGATACGATCGAGTTTCGGAATTTCCGCATCCGCGCAAGACTGCTTGAAGATAAGCCGTATACCTATCGGACTTTGTGCAAACAGCTGGCGGCACTCTGCGGATCAGACGGGTATACCATAAAACTGGATCACGATGCCTATACACTGACTGTTCGTGTGGCACTGAAATCCAAGCAGTTCCGAAATGAAGCGGAGCAGATGCTGGAACGTGTTGTGCCGCTCAATCTGATCCTTGATGTAGATCTTATGTATAATACGCATGGGATCATAAAAGGTACTGGGTTGACGCGCGGACAGCTTGCAAAGTATACGCACAAAGAATTACGGGAAGAGCCGTTTTAAAAGAAAGAGGTGATACGTTGGAAACAACAAAGAATTGCAGCTTGAAAAAGCCGGGGCAGAACGATTTTTACGATGTGCAGGATTTTGATGACAACATGGAGACCATTGACGAGCATATTGGAGCTCTGGAATCTCCGGTTTACGAAGAATCAAAGGAATTGGAAGAACTGAAAAGCGGGGAACCATATCTATCGGCGTTTGGCAAGATTAAGAAAGCCGTAGGCGCATTGATCGCGCATATCGGTGACAAAGATAATCCGCATGGTGTTACGCTTGCACAGCTTGGCGCGGCGGCGGCGAATAGTCTTGCAGAACACATTCAGGATAAGAAGAACCCGCACGGCGTAACAAAAGCACAGGTTGGGCTTGGAAACTGTGACAATACGGCAGATGTGGACAAGTCGGTAAAATATGCTAAGACGGCGGGAAGCGCTGTCGATCAGACAGCAAGAAATGCTGCAACGTCAGCAAATACAAATGCGAATAATAGATTGGCGAAATCAGGAGATACCATGAATGGCGTATTGAATATGAACGGACATAATATCATGTATCCATCGCGTATACAGGGACCGGATGGAAAACCAATCGTAGTCGCATCAGGAGATGGAAATAACAATAACACCTATGTGGACTTGCTTGGGTCAAGAGTGCAGTGCAGAAATACGAACGGAACAGCATGGATTCCTGTCCAGGGATATTCATTTACCAATCCATCGTCTCGATTGATAAAAGAGAATATCCGGGACATGACCGAGGATGAAGCCAGAAAGATCCTTGATGTTCGGATCGTGGACTATGATTATAAAAAAGCGTTCGGTGGTCGGAAAGGGCAGGAAGGTGTGATCGCAGAGGAGCTCTTGGAGCTTTTTCCGCACGCAGTGACGGTACCGGATGGATATGACGAAACGAACTTTGACGAATCAAAAGGATTGGAAAATCAGATCATGAGTGTTGACTACGCAAAGCTGGTAAGCCCGCTTATTAAGCTGGTACAGATGCAGCAGTCACAGATTGATATATTACAGACAAGGGTATCAGCCCTTGAGAAAGGAGCACTAAAATGAACCATATTATTTTAGCAGACGGAACAACGTTGAATACTTCACAGGAAAGCGGCAGTACATTTCGTGTCCCGTTGGAAAACAGGGACGCATTTAAGGATCTGTTGAGCAAGATCACGGATGAAAATGTGCAGACCATCCAGATTGTTACAGAAGAGGATGTTGTGGTTGAGAGACAGAGCAACCTCACGCTTTCCAGATTATCACTGGAGCAGGCAGAGCAGGCAGATGATGGAGGAACGTACACGGCGGTACTGGAATGCAGACCGGCGGACAAAACAGCACAGCGTCTTGCCGATCAGCAGACTAGTATCGATGATTTGGCAACAGCGGTCGCAGGGCTGTTGTACGGAGAGGATGGTGAGACAGAATGACAGCAAGCGTAAAACGCATTATGCTCAAAGCAATCCGTGCAAGATTAAGCCAGGGCGAAGATCTGAAGACAATCTTGGACAGTTATCCGAAATTGCCTTATGCGGATAAAAAGGAACTGAAAAAAGAGTTAAGTGAATAAAGATGCATAGAAACCGCGGGAGAAATCTCTGCGGTATTTTTATGCGGAAAGGAATCATATGCCATTAAGTGAAGAGTACATCAAAAAACAGTTTGAAACGACAGAGGATCGGCTTAACGATCATGCGGAGCGTCTCCGGACGATGGAAAAGGGCGTAGCGGTGACGGATGCAAGGGTAGACACCCTTTGCGCATCGCTGGAAAAGCAGACAAAATCCATCAATGCGCTGATCGGCACATTTGCCACGGCACTGGTGGGATTTTTTATCTACGCAGTGGAAGTTGGCGTATTTAAGTAAGTAGGAACTGAATATTTTATAGAAAGGTTAAAAAGGTGAAGAGTATGTTTAAGAATTGTGTTTTAAAACCGAGTGTAAGTACAAAGGAGTGGTTCAAGAGAGCGGGGATCCGCGCAGTAAAGACTATGGCACAGACAGCAGGCGGTATGCTTGTGATTGGTGCTTTTAACGAAACTGCATGGAGCATTTTGATCCAGACAACGATTGTAACCGGAATTGCATCTATGCTGACATCTATTGCGGGTCTGCCGGAATGCGAAGAGTGTAAGGAGGAGTAATCATGGCTCACAGAAAAATCAATGAAACGGGGATTGCACTTATTAAACGCTTTGAAGGCTGTCGTTTGACAGCCTACAAATGCTCTGCAGGTGTATGGACCATCGGGTATGGTCATACATCTGGCGTACATAGTGGACAGGCTATTACACAGGCGCAGGCGGATGCATTGCTGCGGCAGGATCTGGAAAAATTTGAGCGGTATGTCAACAGTACTGCATATGTGCCGATCACTGCGCAACTTAATGAGAATCAGTTCGCGGCACTGGTTAGCTTTGCTTTTAATTGCGGACAGGGCAACCTCAAGAGATTATGCGCGGGCAGAAATACAGTACAGATCGCGGCGGCAATGCCACAGTATTGTAAAGCGGCAGGAAGAAAGTTGCCGGGACTGGTGCAGCGTAGAGCGGCAGAGGTGGCGTTGTTTAATGCGCCAGTTACTACTGCATCTACAAATCAGCCGGCAGTCAAAGCGGCGGAGGTGCAGCATGTTCAGCCGAACTATCAGCCTGGACAGGCTTACTTCGTACATGTGGACAATCTGCGCATCCGATCAACACCGAGTACACAGGGAAAGATCATTGGAAAGATCGGGAACCGCGCGGTATGCAACAAGGCAACGACCAGAGATAGTAAGGGGCAGATCTGGATGAATATCTCTGGATCAGCAAAAGAAGAGTGGATCTGCGCCGACACGGGTGTAAAGAGTTTTGTGTATTAGAGATAGGACAAGCCG